CACGGCGAATTAAGTATCAGGATGATTGTGGACGAAAAGTTAAAAAACTTTATCGAGATGTATGAATGGATAAAGGAAACTGTACCGCTAAGAGAAATTGGAAACGATCCAAGTACATATTTCAGTACTGCAAATTTATTAGTATTAAATAGTGGATTTACACCTGTTGTTGATGTAGAATTCATTAATGTGTATCCAACAAGATTGGGAGATATACCGTTCACATCAGCACAAACAATGACTGAACCTGCGGTGATAGATCTTAGTCTTTCTTATAGTGGTTATATCGTAAAGGATCTTACATGAATCTGAGTGAAATTAAGATTATGGTTGTAAAAGATATTGAGTTTGATGAAACAGAATTAGATAAAGAATCCCTTAGAATACCCCAGTTACATAACAAATACCTAGTCTTTCTTACCGACGAAAAGATTATGTTGGAGAAGTACCAACAGGAATTGAGAGTATTGGTCAGGAAGAAATGGTTATATTACACCGGTAAGATGTCCGAAGAGGAACTAATAGAAAACAATTGGGAACCGTTTAATTTAAATATACTCAAATCCGATGTCGATAAGTTTATAGAATCTGATACCGAAATACTTCGTTCGCGCGCCATTGTTCGTATGCAAGAAGAAAAGATTAATTACCTAGACTCTGTGGTAAAGGCAATTAATGGTAGACAATGGAATATTCGAGCCGCGATAGATTGGATGAAGTTCACACATGGAATTCAATAATGGATGTAGANATATCTGATCTAAATGATGTTTATATTAAAGTGGATTGTGAAAGATCTATAGCGAAAGAGATATCAGATTTCTTTACTTTTACAGTCCCCAATTATCAGTTCACCCCAGCATATAAGAAAAGAAAATGGGATGGAAAGATAAGGTTATATAATATTCATACTCGGGTGATCTACAAGGGTTTATTGGATTATGTAATATCGTTCTGTAAAGACAGAAATTATACATTTAATATATCAGAAGTAACATCTCCCGGCTCACCACCCGGGCCCCCGGGTGGCATCGAAGAGTTTATAGATTCTTTAAATCTTTCTGTAAATAATAAGAAAATAGAACCCTATTCCCATCAAAAAGATGCAGTTTTGCATTCAATAAAAAACGGCAGGGCACTTCTTCTCAGCCCGACCGGGTCGGGCAAGTCATTGATAATTTATATTTTATTAAGATACTATCTTTCTATTATTCCAAAAGATAAGAAACTACTTATTGTGGTTCCAACTACGAGTCTTGTGTCCCAACTCTTCAGNGATTTCAAAGATTACTCTTCNCTGAATGGGTGGGATGTAGAAGAAAACGTACACAAGATATTCTCAGGTCAAAGCAAAGAAACAAAAAAGCAAGTGGTNATTAGTACTTGGCAAAGTCTTTATAAAATAGACCCCAGATATTTCTGGGACTTTGAGGTTGCTTTTGGAGATGAGTGTCACCTGTTCAAAGCAAAATCCCTCACCGGCTTGATGGAAAAACTAACNAATGCAAAATATCGTTTCGGTACTACAGGTACTCTCGATGGTTCTAAGACACATAAACTAGTGGTTGAAGGTCTGTTTGGTAGGGTGTTTAAAACCACAACCACAAAGGAACTCATAGAGAAAGATTTACTCTCTCAACTCGAAATAGAATGTCTTGTAATGGGTTATAACCAGCAGGAAATAGAGACTATAAAGAGAGCCTCATATCAGGATGAGATAGCATGGATAATTAAAAATACGAAGAGAAACGCTTTCATATGCGACCTGGGTGCGTCTCTGAAGGGAAATACTCTTCTCCTATTCAACTTCGTAGAGAAACATGGTATACCATTATATGAGAGATTAAAGAGTAAAAAGGATGATGTGTATCTCATTCATGGTGGAACTGATATAGATCAGAGAGAAGAAATAAGACACATCGTAGACAATAATACAAACTCCATACTCGTTGCATCCTATGGAACATGTTCGACGGGAATCAACATAAAAAATATACACAACATCATTTTNACATCCCCCTCCAAGTCAGTAATACGGGTTCTTCAATCTATAGGAAGGGGACTAAGAAAATCGAACCAAAAGGACAAGGTGAGGGTATATGATATAGCAGATAATCTTTGCTATAAAAAATGGCGTAACCATACTATGAGACATTTGGACGAACGGGTTAAGATATATAATAATGAGAAGTTTCGATATAACGTAATATCAATTGGGGAAAAGCAATGAAGAAGAAAATTACTAGTAAGAACACAACAGTTTACAGATTGCTAAAGTTAACGACTGGTGAGGAAATAATAACAAGGATTGTTGGTCAATCAAAGGACAAATATATCATTACAGATCCTATGGCATTTTATATTCAACCTATCTTTAACGGGATGAATGTGAATCAAATGACCGTACTTAAGAAGTGGTCAGAGCATTCAGCAGATAGGAAGATAAAAATACCGAAGAGTATGGTTCTGCTTATCACTAAGCCAACAAAGTCAGCGGTCGAATTATATGAATTAGAAATTGATAGAGTATATAATAACCCAGTAGAGAAAAAGATAACCAATTTAAATGATCTATTGAACACGAATAAAACACCATTCGATTTTCCTAATAAGGAACAATTTGATATGGATTCTACACCTCAAAGTATTTTTGAAGATGTAAAAAATATAGACAAAGATAAAGAGGATATAGATTTTATTATGATGTCGCTGGTGTTACCACCATCGATCATAAAAGATCTTCTTGATGGTGGTTATTTGGATGACGAAGATCTTACAGACATGTTAGAGGAATATGAAAAGGAAATGAAAAAAGAATTACCAGATTATACTGGCGAAGACAAAGATCATCCTGATTTCGGAAATAGGTTTACCGACTGGGATTTTAATACAGATGGCGAAGATTATAAGTAGTACTAATAGTGTACTATGTGGCTTATATGATCGTTGACACTCCCGAGTGTAACGGGGTTTTTTGAGTTGTCAAGTTAAAAATATTAATTTTATTTAGGGCTTGCATGTGAGAGGGTAAGGTATATAATATATTCATGAACGAAAAGGACAAAAAAAAGAAAGAGTCCAAGCCTCATTACATTGACAACAAACAATTCTTTGCTGCAATGTGTGAATGGAAGGNTCTTGTTGTCGAGGCCNATGANTTGGGCGAGCCAAGACCACCGATAACTACTTATATTGGTGAGTGTTTTATGAAAATAGCAGAACACCTTTCTTTTAAANCAAACTTTGCAAACTATCCTTACAAGGAAGAAATGATAGGCGATGCAATTGAGAATTGCATTATGTACGCGCATAATTTTGACGCATCAAAATCTAAGAATCCCTTTTCCTATTTTACTCAAATAACTTATTACGCTTTCCTTCGACGAATAGAGAAAGAAAAAAAACAATCCTATATAAAATTTAAGTTGCTTGAGAGTCAAGATGATGNCATAATACAGAAGTGGTATAGAGAAAACTATTTCGAGAAGAAAGACGATATGAATGTTAAAGATGCTATGCAAGATGCTTTTCAGGTAAACGATACAGACATTAAAAAATTCACGCCCAAAAATAAAAAGAAGACCAAGAAGAAATCTGGTAAACTAGATCAGTTCATGGACAAGAAAGACACGGATGAAAATAGCACTGATTAACGATTTGCATTTCGGAGCGAGATCAGACTCTCAACTATTTTTTGATTATTTTATGAAGTTCTTTGACGAGGTATTTTTTCCATACCTCTTAGAGAATAACATAAAAACTGTTATACATGCGGGCGATCTAATGGATCGCCGCAAGTTTGTCAACTTCAACATATTAAATCAAGTTAGAGAGAGGTTCATAAGTAAACTTCATGAATATGATATCGAATTCCATTGTATACTTGGTAACCATGATGTGTATTATAGGAACACAAATAAAGTAAATTCTCTCAGAGAACTTTTTAGTGATGACATTAGTGTTTATGAAACCCCCGTTATCAAGAACTTTGACGGCTTGGATATAGCACTTGTTCCTTGGATTAATAAAGAGAATTATAATGAGTCTGTTGACTTCATTAAAAACGCAGCAGCCCCTATACTGATAGGACATCTTGAGTTAGATGGTTATCAAGTTATGCGCGGAATAAAGCATGTGGGTGGAATGCGTTCTGATATTTTTGATCGGTATGAGAAAATATTCTCAGGGCATTTTCATTGTAGACAGGATAGTGGAAACATATATTATCTTGGAACTCAGTACCAGATAACATTTTCTGATCTAGAAGAGAAGAAGGGTTTTCACATTCTGGATACGGATACTAGAGACATCGAGTTTATCGAGAATCCAAATAGAATGTTTCATAGGTTATTATATAATGATGAAAATGGACCAATCGATATTGATTCTTTAGATTTCTCCAATCTAAATCAGTGTTATGTTAGAGTGGATGTGGTTAATAAAAATCACCCATATAGTTTTGACAGATATATGGATAAGTTGTATGAGTGTGGAGCAGCAAAGGTAACCACGATAGAAGATTATGATTGTTCTGATGAGAATGAAGATGAGATGGTTGACTTAGCACAAGATACTGTTACAATAATCAATAATGAAATTGATACGCTAGAAGAAATACAAGACAAAGATAGAATGAAACGTCTTATTAAAGATCTGTATATGGAGAGTTTATCTTTATGAATATTTTTGTTTTGGATGAAAGACCAGTGTGGTATGATTGACGCATTGACAAAAGCACTGCCCCTAATTGCTGCAATTCTTTATAGTATTGTGGCAGTTGGATATGGGTTGAAGAAGGAATGGGCATGGTGTCTTGTTTGGGCTTCTTATGCGCTTGCTAATGTGGGACTTGTTGTGGTATCTATGACTGGAGAAGTTGAATGAACACGGTTAAACTGGCGCGCACAGTCATTAATTGGTGCAGGAACTTCTTTTATATTTCTGAGGATGTAACTATAAATTTTAAAATTGATATTTATGAAGACCTTGACTGCTGGGGGGACTGTGAGCAAACAGATGATAAAACGTACATGATACGGGTTTCCGACAAGCAGGGGCTGAGAGATTTTGTTGCCACTATCGTCCATGAGTTTGTCCATATAAAACAATGGGAAACTGACAAATGGGACGGGGACGGAGAAGCAGAGGCAAATCAGTTGCAGTATGCTGTTACAGATAGGATGTGGTCAGAGGGTGTTTTATGATATTATTCAAAACACTTTCTTGGCGAAATTTCCTATCAACGGGAAACTATAAAACGACATTAGATTTAACTAGACATGAGAACACTTTAGTCTCGGGTGATAATGGTGCTGGTAAATCAACGATGCTTGATGCATTAACCTTTTCCCTTTTTGGAAAATCGTTTCGTGGAATTAATATTCCACAACTGCCCAACTCTATTAACGAAAAGAATTGCGAAGTAGAAATTGAATTTGTAATAGGGAAAGATGAGTATCGTGTTTTAAGATGTCTTAAACCAAAAAGGTTTGAGATATACAAGAACGGTGATTTGTTACCACAGGATTCCAAGTCAAAAGACTATCAGAAAATTCTCGAAGAACAAATTCTTAAGATGACATATAAGTCATTCTGTCAGGTGGTTATTCTGGGG